CAGGTATATTTGGATCATTACTATATGTTACTTCACCAGTTTCAAGAACATAATTATATCCCCTTCCAAGTTTGCCACCTTTTCGGATTGTTCTTGCCATTATTTAATTCCTAAGTCTGATTCTGTAAGGACCTTAAACTCCCATCCACGATCAATACACCATTCTTTAGCAGCATCCCATTTTGCCTGATTCTTTGCATACTCAACAACCTCATAAATGTAACTTTTTGTTTTTCTTTTCTGGACTTTAGGTTCTTGAGTTTGCCTGAATGGTTTGATTTCAATTAATGCTTTTTTTATTTTTCCATCACTGTCCTTATACTTTATATAGAAATCTGGAAAATATCTATGTATTTTATTGTCCACTGGAGATCTATAAGGAACTACAATTTCTTCACTAGAATACTCTAAAATATTTTCATTAGTATCACAGTAATAAAGAAACTTTCTTTCCCAACTACTTCTGTAAATGATATTATGAACATCCCCCTTATATTTTTGGGGATTTGATGGTTTATATCTTCCTTGTAAGAACTCTCTTTTTGACATCTAAATACTTAATAATAAAAGTAGTCCTATAAGGTATTTAGAGTGTCTAATAATCTTGCTAAGGCAATTACAATGTCCCGTGCTAGGGAATTGGTTGGAAATCTAGCACAGACAAATCACTATCTAGTTGTAATTCCAACTGGACTTACCCCAGAATTAAACGCACATATAAAAGAATATAGTAAAATATCAAACCCGAAAGATTTTATATCTAGAAGACTTGGATTTTTATGTTCTGAGGCATCATTGCCAACATCTTCTTATGCCACTGCAGAAGTAAAAGATAATTTTATGGGAGTAACACAAGAGTTTGCACATACTAGATTGTATGCAGATTCTGATTTTACTTTTTATGTTGACTCAAATTATGATTCAATCAAGTTTTTTGAGTCTTGGCTGGACTATATCTCTGGTGCAGGAGTGCCACAAACAACTGATAAAGGAACTGATAAAGGATATTTTAGAAGATTCGCATTTCCAGATTTTTATAAGGTTTCTACAATGAGTATCCTTAAGTTTGAGAAGGATTATAAAAGAGTTCTGGAATATGAGTTTATCAATGCATTTCCAAAAGGAATGGTTTCAATTCCAGTATCATATGGACCAGCAGATCTTATGAAAGTTACGGTTACATTTAATTATGATCGTTATATTGTTTCTTCTAAGGAAATAATTCCACAAACTGATCTTACAACCGATGAGCAAACAAAAAAAATATTTGATAGTATTAATAAAAATGAAATAAACCCGAACTTTGATTTTAATTCGAGAATTCCTTCAGAGGTATTGAAAACAATTTTATTTCCTACGGAAAGATTTGGAGATTTATCTAATAATAATAAAGGAACTGTAAGACAACGTGATTTATTCTAGATAGTGATCTAAATAATTAAAACTGAATTGCATTAAAAATTATGCCATTACCCAAGATTAATACGCCAACATATGAGTTGACTTTACCATCAAATGGAAAAAAAGTTAAATACAGACCTTTTCTTGTAAGGGAAGAGAAGATTCTTATTATGGCAATGGAATCTGAAGATATGAAACAAATCACAGATGCTATTGTCCAAATATTGAGTGATTGTATTCTTACTAAGGATATTAAAGTAGAATCCCTTGCAACATTTGATATTGAATATTTGTTCTTGAATATTCGTGGAAAATCTGTTGGTGAAACTGTTGATGTAAATGTTACTTGCCCAGATGATGGAGAAACTCAAGTTGAGATGACGATTGATATTGATTCAATTAAAATACAAAAAACAAGAGGTCATAAGAATATCATCAAACTTGATGATGACTTATCAATGAAACTTAAGTATCCATCACTACAACAATTTATTGAAAATAATTTTGAGACTGCAGAAGTAACCAGTGAAGTTGGGCAATCACTTTCTATGATTACTTCTTGTATTGAAATGATTTATAATCAAGAAGAAAGTTGGGAATCATCTGACTACAGTAAAAAAGAATTGGAAGAGTTTGTAGATCAATTGAACACAAAACAATTCAAGGAAATTGAAAAGTTCTTTACTACAATGCCAAAACTTTCTCATACAATTGAAGTTAAGAATCCAAATACTGGTGTAGAGTCTGAAGTTGTTCTTGAGGGTCTGGCAAGTTTTTTCAGTTAGGTATGGCTCATACTAATCTTGAGTCATACTATAAGATTAATTTTGCTATGATGCAGCATCATAAATATTCATTAACAGAATTAGAATCAATGATTCCTTGGGAGCGAGAAGTTTATCTTGCATTGCTCCAACAGTATATTGAGGAAGAAAATCTAAAGGCTCAGCAACAGAATGCAATCTAACTTCTTTAGAGCACCATCACTACCTAAATTAGGAACTGGAAGAGTTTCTTCCTCCACTTTTGGGGGAGGAAGAAGGTCATCTACTCCAAGATTGAATGTTAGAAACTTTTCATTTGGTGGAAAAGAAGATTTTTCTAAGACTGTTAAAAATATTGAATCAACAATAAAGCAAGTTGCAGAAGTTGTAAATAAGTCTACAGTTAAAATTAATACATTAGAATCAAAAGTAAATGATTTTGATTCGGCTTTAAGTAATAATATAGGAATAGATAAAAATAATATAACAAAAACATTAGTAGAAACAAATAAGATTCTTGTAGAAATACAAAAACAACTTGCTTATGATTTTGCAATGAGAATTGCAGATGAGAAAGAAGCAATTAAAAGGGCAAAGGCGGCAGAATCAAAAAGAAAGTTTGCAGCAAAAGAAAAGTCTGTAGAAGGTATTAAAAAGTTTGGTTCATTTGCAGAAAATATTGTTGATAGAGTTACTGCACCAATTAAGAGTGTCTTTGATAGAATAAAGGAGTTTTTTGGATTAATACTTACTGGAATTGTTACTAATGCAGTTTTTACTTGGTTGGGAGATCCTGAAAATAGAAAAAAATTAAATACTATTTTTGATTGGGTTGGTAAGATATTTGTTGGATTATTACTAGGAGTTATAACTTTTAAGTTTATAAAATGGAGTATTAGATTATTTAAGCTTGTTAGATTCTTTTGGAGACTGCCTGGAAAAATTAAAGCATTATTTGATGGATTAAGAGGAATAATTAGAAGAATTGGTGAACGACTTGGACTTAAACCAAAAACAACTAGACCAACAACACCAACAACACGAAGAAATCCAACAACACCAGGAAAACCAACAACACCAAAAACGCCAACACCAAAAATTCCTAAAAGTCCACTTCTCGATGCACAAGGAAGACCTTTTGGGCAACCCATAAAACCATCTGGACCATTAACTACTCCCAGTGGGCAACCATTAAGGCAAGCTTATCCATTAGCGGGACAAAAACCTTTCAAAGCTCCATCTATACCAAAATCTCCACCACCAAAATTATCAACATACAAGCCAGTTGGTGGAGGTGGTAGAGGTTCTGGATTATTTTCAATTTTCAGTTCTTTATTTAGCACTTTTATTTCACCACAACTTCTTCAGAGTGAAATAGAAAGGTTAAATAATCTAAAAAAAACTAATAAAAGTCTATATGATAAAGAAATAAAAAGATTAAAAGAAAATGCACAGATAGAAAGTTTACTTTCTTATCTTGGCATTCCCGGCGATTCATTAACTATATTAAGATCTTTAAATGAAAATTTTAATCCTTCTATATCACCTTTAAGTAATTTAACGAATCCAGAAATTCAAAAAAAATCAAAAGGTGGAACAATAAAAGCATCTAATGGGATGACAGTTCCTGGTCGTGGATCTAAGAATGTTGATAGTGTCAATGCATTGCTTGCTCCAGGTGAAGAAGTTATTCGCGCAACATCAGCAATGATGTATAGACCACTTCTAAAAGATATTAATGATAATGATGGAAGATTATGGGATAGTTTTTCCAGAGCAATTGGTAAACTTGCATCAGTCTCAGAATATCAAAAAGAAGTATCAAAAGAATATTCTAAAGTCATAAAAGATTTTGATGAATACTTAAAACAAGAAATAAACAAAAAGAAAACAAAAACACCTAGCGGTGGTGGGGGAACTAGAAGACCGAAGATTTCTGCAGAAAAAGTAAAACAACAACCTCAAATTAATACAAAGGTAAGTTTTTCTTCACAACAAACCAATGTAAGAATATCATCATCACCTAAAATAACTAATGTCAATATGACACCTCCACCATCTTCTGGTGGGGGAATGACATTCTTACCTATGGTTCTTCCTACACAAAAATCTAAACCACCTCAAATACCAACACCACAAAACACTGCAACTGATGTTCCTTTCATAACTTCTGTGAATATGTCAAATCCATATATGCAGTTGACACCAGAAATGTATGGGATATTCGTATAAGATATGGAAAATCAAGTAAGACAACTCAAACTAAATGTTACTAATATTAAGAGTTACTTATTTAACTCTAATAAGGAGTTGAGAAAACTTCAGGTGAAAAAAAATAATCTATTCTCAAAATTGCAAAAACAAGAAGAGTTTAGAAAAGAAGAAAAGAGAATTGAAACTAAAAATGTTAAATCTGGACTTGGAAGAATTGCAGGTGCAGTAGTTGCTCCTGCAAGAAGTTTCTTTGATAGACTGTTAGATTTCTTTGGACTAATTGCACTTGGTATTCTTGCCAATAAACTTCCGGAAATTATAAAAGGAATTACTGATATTGCTCAAAGAATTGAAAACTTTTTTAATAGTGATTTTATGAAAAATCTCACCAGTATCCTAGAAACAGTTGGAACTGCATTTACAAATCTAGGCAGATTTATTGGACTTCTTCCTGAGGATAAGCAAAATGAATATGAAAAAGCATTAAGAGATGAAATTGATAAAAAATTAGATGAAGATCTTAATACAAATATGGATACTTCAGAGATGGAGTTGGAAGAACTAGAAAAACTTTTAGAAGATCTTGGTGGTGATGTTGAAAAACTTAATAAGGACTTGGATCAGGATAAAAATCCAGATAAATCACAAAATCAATGGTGGGATTTTTTAGATGTATTCCCAAATCAACAACCAGAAGCAACTGTACCAGAACCGCAACAAAGTTCAGCAAATCCTGAACCACCTTCACAACAGCAAACTTCACCAGAACCTACTTCAGAACCAGATAAACCAAAACCACCTCAAAAATTATCTAGAGGTGGAACTGTAAGATCTGATGGTGAAAATCA